ACATATCCATTATTTGCTGCATTTCTTATCTTTAAAAGTCCATCAGATGTATCAACGTGCCATTGAAAAGCATAATTAGTTGTTAACGCACCAGACTTACTATTATTAGACGCTATTGCTTGAAACAGATTATTTAAATCTGATCTGACGGCACTTCCAGTTCCGTTATCAATTATAAAATCATGTTCTGCCATTTAAATAATTAACATTGTGCTTATTCTACCCTCCTTTACCAAATCCGACAGCCTGATAGGTGAAATTTCTATCAATCGAAGCATTTGATGAATTTTTAAAGTGAACAGTAAAACCAGTTCCACTCACACCAGACACTTCAAAGAAATCTCCTGATGCCATATTTTGAGCATTGATACCAACAGAGGGTAAATTAGTATTTGCTCCAAGCAAAGAAGAAGTACCAACAAAGAATGGATTGGTAAACGTTACAGCCTTTGCTCCTGCTCCGCTTGCAATAACATTACCTTGTTCTGTTCTTCTCTGTAAAGATGCTGTATAGCCTAACTGAGAAACTTTTATATCCTGTGCAATATCATTACTTGTAAGTTTTGCTCTAAATTGAAATCCTCTGCCTTTATACGTTCCATTTGCAAAAGTTTGAAAGTCAGAATAGGTAGGAGATCCAGAACCAGGATTATCCTGAGTTACTCGGACTAACATCTCAGCATTAACTTCTGTTGCTGTAGTTCCATCAAAATCACTTATGTCATCAATTAATCCTCTTGAATCAAATAAATCTGCTGGATAAAATGCTTCTGTTAAAAAATGACGTTTTAAATCAAGACTAAATACACCACCTAAATCTAGAGTATCTCCACCTGCTGTTCCTCCAAAATCATAAGTACCTTCTGGTACAATTCCACCAAAATCATCTAAAGAGCCAACAGCATCAAAGTCTGTAATATTATCAAATGTACCACCACCAGCTAAATTTATAGTGTCTGTAGTTGAATCAAAAGCAACATTAGTTTTTGTTCCTTGAAACTTAGGACTATCAGTATCTTCTCTTCTTGTCTGCGTAATTAAAGGAGCTAAATTATCTGGCAGTTCAAGAATTACACTTGTTTCACCAGCACAGAATCTACCACCATCGTCTTGAAATTTTAAAATGTACTCGCCCTCAAGATAAGGTACTTCCGCAGATGTCGTATTACCAGCTAATGCTTGTATCAAATCAGTACTATTAGAAAAAGTACCATTACCATTTGTTAATGGACTATGCCTCACAAACACTCGACCACCATGAGTCACATCAATATCTGTAGATAAATTCCAACGTAATCTTACTAATTTTTCATTTATTGGTTCG